GCCCACCTGCTATCCAACATTTCTAAACTCGCCCCTTTAAAATTTAGTTTAGCTATGTTCTCAAACATTTTTCTGAACTTACCTACACCTGCTTTACCTAATTGGAAACACATGTTACAAAATATAGATATGATTTTCATCTTCCTATCTATATCTAGTAGTTCGAAGTCTGTGTTTGTCAATCTTTCTTTGACTAAAGAATTTGCATTAGCCCATGCTAAATCAAAGTCTTCATCAAAAACTTTCTGCAACTCCTCTCTTGAGTAGGCAACTCCCTTCTCAAAATTGTCGGTGTCTTTTACGAGGTGACCCCAACCTATAGTAGCAAATCCTAATGAATCACTATATATAGTATCTCTGAACCCTTCGTGTTCTTGTATCTCTGTCTTCACTTGTTCTATCTCTTTAAACATTGTCATAAAACTCCTTTCGAAATATTTCTTTGATAGGTATTAGTACGCATTTACTCGCCTTATTGTCGCCCACATTTTTTGTTAGCTTATCTTTATAACTATCCACAATCTTTTTTAAAATGGATGTTTTAAAAACAAGTGTACAAAATTCTTTTTTCTTTAACTCTAATCTATGAAACCAATAGTCACTTGTTGTTGCATAGATACCGCTTGGTTTCCCTCGATACTCATACTCAATGGCTATGTTTCCTGTTCTCTGCCACCAATCTCTTTCTGACTTGACTTCTATCTGACACTTAGAGAACATGTCTTTTACTTTTTGTTCTCGTATCTGTCCATACTTTAAATCAATATCAAACTTTTTATTTCCTGCCATTTAGATAACCCCTTTCAGTTATGTATAAAATTGTTCTTCTTAGTTTGACTGCGTAATCTTTATCTGCTGAATAGTTATATAACATTTCAGTTAATAAAAATATATCGTACTCATCAACTACCCACATATCGTACATCTTTTCTCTAAACTCTGCATAACTTCTATGACTTAACAAAGTTTCTATGTAGTGAACAACTGATAAACATTTAGTAGGATAAACTTTTAATCCAAAGTTTGCTTCTAAATTTCCTAATGGTTTGATATGCGGTTCAGTTAAATCATACTCACGCATACCATATAAATTGTTTCCTTCTAATGCAAACCTTGACCTACCCCAGTCACTCTCTAATGAAGCTTGACCTACAATTATTTCAATAGGTATTCTATCTTTAGAAGTTAAGTCTGCATTATAAAACAACGCACAATTTTTTACTCCTTGTATAAACTCTTCGTTATTATTATATTCAAAGTCATCTTGAAAATTAAAAGATGACTGACATAAAATTAATAAACCTGCACAAATATTTTTTATCATATTAAATTAAATTAAATGTTCCTGTTATTATAAAACTCCACACCACCAATACTAATATTATCCCAAAAATTTTTATCATATTACTAACCTTCTATTATACCATACTTTTTATTTGATTACAAGGAAATAATTATTTATTTATTATCCTCGTAAGTCGTTGATTTTGTTGACTTTATTACATGTTTAATTATAGTAATTGTCGGGTCAAAATCTCCTTTACTACAACTTAATAGACTAAGGGATAATACGACTGACAGGATTATTACTTTGTACATATGATATAGTCTCTCCTTTCTCAACTATCTCATACTCCAACCAACCATTACTTTCATCTACACCCTTAAGAAAAAAAGCTTTCTGTGTTTCATCTTCAAAGATATAAGTTTTAGTTATTTCTTTTTCAGTACCCCAAGTAATTGTTACCTCTGGTTTTATATTGTTACTCATATATTTTTCCTCCAATTTTTATTAACTATATATATCCCATCATTTTTTTCTGAGTATAATGATTCATATGGTTGACTAGTTTGTTCAATCCAATCATCAATCATTTCAACATCTGTTGTCCACATTCCCGAATGATAGTCACTCCATTTTTTTATACCAATATCATGTCCTTGTTTAACAACCCAATCTCTATAAGGTTTATGTTCATTACCAAAGTGTTCATCACTATGATAAAATCCATAATGTTCTACAGTTATTTCAACATCAATTGATTCTGTAACTCTTTTCTTTTCTAACTTACTCATCTACACTACCTCCTCTGTTCCTTCATCATTTATTTCAGAAAAAATTTCTTCTGTTTCTTCATAGTCTGCCACTCCATCTTCATTATGTTTTCTTGTAGCTTCTTCTAAATTAGAAGCTTCAACAACACATTCTTCTCTAACAGTTTTTCTTACCTCTCGCCAAAATAAATATTCTTTACTCATCTACACTACCTCCTGTTTCTTTTTGTACTCTGTTGACTAAGTCTTTATCATTCTCCCCAAACAATCCTTCATCCACATCATCATCTAATAAGTTATGGATGTCTGAACCTTTGACAAAAATTTCTACACCTTCATAGCCCGAAGTTATCCAATGCTTGTCATCATCTTCCAACTTTTTCTTTTTGTTTTCAATCACTTTAGATTTAAACTTAGGTGTTCTCAACTCTTTAGCTATAGGATTTTTTAGTTTCATTTACTACTCCTTGTTATATGTTTGTAATCAAGATAACTTGAACACCACTCATAAAAATCGTGGTCATCAGTACTCCAACACTCTGCAAATACTTTGTCATCTTTTCTCATTTGATTGTACTCTTGTCTTACTTCTTGCTTTGTCTTCATTGTTGATGTCCTTTCTCATAGTCAAACATTAAGTTCTCACCATTAACATAAACCTTTGCTCGTTGTAAAGTTTTAAATTCATATGGTTCAACTTCTTCCATACCATCAAATCTTACAAGTGACAAACCATCATTAGTCCAGTAGTGACTGGTTGAAAAATCATCTTCATCCTTTGGTGTTATCTTTTGTAAAAAGAATTGTGATAAAATTATATGGTCATCTTTATCATTACCTTTATACTTCATTTGTTTTAAGTTTTTATCTGAGTATATATAATGATATGTATTCTCATCCTCACCAGACCTTTTAAAAAATTCACATAAGAAATATTTTAAAGGTTTAGGTTTAGGTTTAAACTTTATTACTTTACTCTGTTCCATTTTGTTTTGCCCTTTCATCTTCTAGTTCAGTTAGAAAATCATCAATAGGTTGTGAAACATCATCATCTAAATCAGATATGTTTTCATAAGTTCCATTGTCCCATTGAACATTGATAGTCCAACTTGTTATACTATTTCTTTTTGGTTTCTCGTTCATCCCATAACTCCATTAGTGTTTCGTTATATTCTAAATCATAATCTCTTATGATATCACTACATCTATTAGAAAGATAGTCATATTTTTCTGGTGCTGATAACTTATGTACACCAATAGACTTTGTATCTTTCAATGTCTGTCGTAATCTTTCTATATATTTATCTGCGTTTATTATACTCATTAGTGTGTCCTATATACTCCTCTCTTACCTACTCCTCCAACATAACCGAAGTCATAATCTAATCTATCAAGTAGTCCTTCCTCTGTATCAAGATTAAAGAATGGTAGTGAAGGCATATCACTATCCTCAAAAAATTCTTTTAGTTTTTCTTTGAGACTATCAATATCTACATTACCTCTTACAATATCATATAAGATTTCCATTTCTTCCTCACTAAAATGGTCGTCATAATATTGTCCGACTTCTTCTCTCCACATTTTTATTCCATCTTCAAAACTCATCAACACCCTCCAAATATAAATCTATTTTTTGTTTTAAGTCTGCACTATCACATGCTAATGCGTCTTTAACTTCGCCACTATCAAATCCACCTTCATCTATGTTATCATTTAACCAATGAATAATTTTATCCACTAGTTTTTTATAGTGTAGTCTAGTCCTCTGTCTTGCCACTCTGCACCTCCTTTATTTGATTAAAGTAACACCACCAACTATCACCAAACCCTACACTCCCGAGATAGTTTAACTTGGTGTCATACTCTTGTACTTCATGTCCTAACTCACCTGCAGGGTCACTCTCGCAAGTACCTATCTTTATATCTTTAATGATACCCTCTCGATACCCCATACCACTCTCAACTTTTATCCAATCACCTATTTTGATTTTCATATGTTGCTTTCCAATCATCTGTTGCTGATAATAGTTTAGGTTTCACACTCATTATCTCACTTATATATGCGTCACCATACTCCCAACTATCGTATGTCATTGGTGACTTACAAGCAGTCATCCACCTAGCATATTGGTTCTTGTCTTCATTATCTTTTACTTGATATGTCTTTAAAATTTTCCATTCAAAGTACATATTATTTTTTGGGTTATCTATTCTGTATGTTGCATATGCATTCGCAACATCAACTGACTTTCCAAATTTATTTTTACTCATCATACCTCCATTTGTTTTGTGGGTAGTTTGTTATTTGCAAACTATTGGTACTACCTAGACCAGAATGTTAATAGAACATACAACTCCTGTGTTTCAGCATAGCGGGATTACAGTATCACCCTTGTTTGTGGTTCGGTGCGGTTCATCATTCTGCTACTTATCCTTTTTCTTTTTATCGCTTACCACTTGGTTTGTAATACATCCACCACCACCGATTACTCACCAATATTTGTAGTTCAACTCTCGCCTACCTACAAATTCTTTTTATAACTGATTTTCTAAATCAGCTAATTGTTTTTTTATATCGTGTATCTTATCAAAGATTTCTGATTTGTCAATACCACTTGAAACATTATTATATACTCTAACAAAGTGTGTTATGTCCATAGTACCTAGTCTCATATGTACACCTTTAGATTTAGAATAATATTCTGTATCAAGTAATTCTAATATGTCACTTGGTATTGCTCTATCATCTATAATAGATTGCACTTTAAATATTACATCTAGTTTCATAACTATTCCTTTCTCGTTTGTGATAGTTTTACTTCATCAACATTGGTTTCGTCAATGTCAACTAGTTCTATATTGTCAACCTTTAACAATT